CCGCGTGGAGTGGCCAGGATGCTTTCGCCGTATGAGAAGCTCCAGTCGAGGTTGCGGCCGAAATACATGTTTCCCTCTTCGTCGGAGAAACGAACGCCAGTGCACATGATGGACTTCCTTCCTTTGTTTGATTGACCCGGTGCGTTCATCATACGCATGGACGGCTGGACGAACCACGGCTTCCGCCGACGGATAAACATGAAGGGTGGCCAAAAATGCCAAGAGTCGTTGAAAATGAAAAAATCCCCTTGTTTCCAAGGGGATTTTTCGAATGGCTCCTGCGACTGGGCTTGAACCAGTGACCGTCCGATTAACAGTTAGAAAGTCTGATAGAATATCCCTTGGAACGATTGGGCAAAACGGCTTTATTCCAACGGTTTAACCTCACTTGAGGGTCACATGACCATCACTTGCAGGTCAAATGGAAGTCTGAGAATGTCTGAGAATATAGAGGCAAGGAGGTAATCATGGCACGCAAAGCAAGAAACGGCATCGTCTACCCATATCGGGTTGAACGCCAGAAGAAACTAGCCAACGGAACCGTAAAAATCTACACCAGCTACGAGTTCAAGGTCGATGGCAAAACATACAGCTGCAAAAAATACGTTGACGCCAACAAGCGACTGACGGAACTACTACAGGAACGGGCCAGATTCGGCAGCACCAACAACAGCTCCATCACACTCGGAGCATACGCCGAACAATGGCTCGAACGCAGGGAACGCGACGCGGACCCGAAAACGTTCGCCAACTATCGAACCATCGTCCGCAAACACCTGCTCCCATACCACCGGCAGAAAATGGCGAGCCTGACCAGCGGAGCGTGCGACCGCATCGTCAACGGCCTCCGCATAACCAAGAAGGTCAACGGCAAAGAACAGCGGGTAAAAGCCAGCCTCAGCCTACGCAAGCAGGTACACACCACATTGAACCAGATATGCAAATCAGCTGTGTCAGACCGCATCCTACCCACCAACCCGATGGGCGGCGTCCCAACCCCGAAGGACAAGGACATCAGCTTGGTGGACAGTCGTAAGAACGAAGCCAACGAACGTACCGCATTCACCGTGGATGAAGCCAAACGCATCCTGAAAGCAGCCAACGATCTAGGCGTGAGAGACGCCGCAAAGGAATGGTTCCGCCTGTGCACCGGCATGCGTCCAGGCGAAATACTCGGCGCATCCATCCAAGACCTCGAACTAGGCCAAATGAACGGCGTGCCATACGGCGAATATGCTGTCAACTGGAAACTGGAAGAACTGAAGAAAGAGCATGGATGCGGCAATCCAGACAAGCATGGCGTCTATCCATGCGGATACAAGCGCGGAGCCGCATGTCCCCAATGGCGGTGGCGCATTCCAGACGGCTTCGACATGATCGAACTGACAGGCCGCTGGTGCCTCACACCACCGAAATCGAAGCGCGGCAGGAAAGTGCCGATCATCCCGGCATTGGCTCAAACGCTCGAAGCGTACCTCGAAGCGACCGACGATATTCCGAACCCATATGGATTGCTGTTCCGGCATGATGACGGAACGCCCATCGAACCGGAGGAAGACCTTGAAAACTTCCGCCAACTCTTGGAGAACGCGGGCGTACCCAATGCGGAACATCGCAGCCGACACGAAACACGCCACACGGTCGTGACCATACTCATGAGCATGGGCGTGGATTATGGATTAGTGGAAGAAATCGTTGGACATTCCAGCCGCTTGATGGTGGAACACTACCGTCATGCCGGATTGAAGGAGCGGTTGGCCGCGATGGAAACGATGAACAAGCCATTGCAACTCGACTCGTATAAGCTAGGCGACAATGAAGGCTGAAATAACCGAAGACCAGTTCTGCGAATACATCGTGGCCCAGCTGAAAAAATATGCGTGGCGTTTAGCGCGGGAAGGCAAACTTCTGTGGATTGTTAGTTCCGACAACAGCAACTTCGCACTGGTGAAAAACCATGCCACTTGTGACGTGTCGCTCACCAAAAACGGCAAAATAATCTATCGGACATCCTTATACACGAAAGAGCTAGCCGACAAATGGGGTGAATTACTGGTTAAGTACATTACGCTTAACAACATAGATACGCTAATCCGATAACAAGAAAAAGCCCCTCCCACAGCACGGAAGCTAAAAGAGGGGCAATTCAGACTCGCGGTAGCATGTCATACAATTTTTGAGTGTCCAATGTCACGCCATGCATTCGGCTGAAATCAGCCTCACCGCCGTGTATCCTGTCGGCCTTCACATCCTTCGTGAGCTCGCGCTTCCACTTCGTCCAAAAATCATCATGCTCTTTCTTGGTCATGATGATGATTCTACCGTGCGAAACACAAAAAGCCCCTCCCCCAGCGTAATCGCTGAGAGAGGGGCAAACTTGTACAGGACGTATTAGTTGGGCATAGTATTCTTACGCTTCTCCAACATCATGTTAGAGGAATGAAAGGTTTCTACTCGGAATACCGTGCCTTCAACTCGCTGACGCCAATCAAAGCGCCAACCAGCACGGCCAGAGCGTTCAACGTGGTCACGATCTGGTCAACGCATGGAAGGTTCCATGCGGGGCCGACCACATGCACGAACACGGCCAAAGCGGGCAACGCGATAAGCGCCAACCACTTCAGCACCTTGTATACCTTGTCCGGCAGGATGTAGTTGTTTTCCTCGCCAGTTTCTTCCTGCGGCTTTTCGCCGTCATTCTGAGTCTCCTTGACTTCATCGACCATAGTTACTCCAATCACCAGTAGAGGGTTTCGCCCGGATAGATCAACGCCGGATTGCCGGAACGATAACCGTGGATGCTGTACATGTTGACCCTGTAATATGCGGCGATGCCGCCGAGGGTGTCACCGGAACGGACGGTGTAACGATGCGTGCTGTACGTGTTGCTGACCGGCTGTCGAGCGACGCCGGTGCCACGACGGCAGACCGTCTCACCAGCGTAGATGATGTTCGGGTTGCCCGAACGATAACCCGTGTACTGGTTCCAGCTACCGCCATTACGTGCCGCGATGGTGCTAAGAGTGTCACCACTCTTGACGGTCACGCAGACGCTACCGCAGTTCGTGTTGGCCGGAGCGCTCACTGTCGAGCCTCCACCCAAACGCTGGTTCACAATCGCCATCACACGGTCGTAGGCACCGCCAAGAGCCTGACGACGCTCATTGCCGTTGCCGTACACGCCGCGAATGACCTTCGTGGCCATGTCATTGTAGTCAGGCGTGGCAGTGACCTGCGGTCTGACCGGATCATGCCTCACCTCGGCATGGGTCTTACCCCTATCGCCGTTCGCGATTTTCTGCCAAGCGTCACGCTCACCGAAGAACAGGTTCAAATCCAACGGGCCGACACCGTTCAGATAGCCGGTGGACGCATACTGCACCATGCCCTCGCCCTTGCTTCCGGCGTTCCATGGAGTGGACTGCCAGCCGGTCGCGTTCATGGAAGCGTATTGAGCCTTCCACAGCATGCAATGGGCGCGCACGTCGGACGGAATCTGATACACGGCGGAATCCTGCACGTACACGATGGGCCAAACCTTGGTACGCGAATACACCTGGTTGACCCACTGGCGCACCCAATCGCCATTGCCCCAAGCGGCGTTCCCGTTGGACTCCCAGTCCAACGCGAGCACGCACTGGCCCACATAGCCGTTGAACTGGTTGAGATAATGGTTGACCTCGGCGGTGACGTTGCCGCCGTCCGCGTAATGGTAGCCGCCGCAAGCCTTGCCGGTCTGACGCGCCCAATCGGTCTGGCTACGCCAAGACGGATTCACGTAGCCACCACCCTCCGTGATCTTCACGATGGCCGCGTCGGCGTCCACCACGCGCGTCACGTCTGCACTCTGCCAGCCGGAAACGTCGATGACGTTCATGTTCGCGCTGGCGACCGGCGCGACGGCGACGCACAGCACCGCAGCCAACGCGGTCAACGGCCTGCCGATATGCCGACATGGACGCTTGTGCTTCGGCTTGCCTTTGTTGTTGAGGATGCCCACATCCTCTCCTTCCCGCCCCAAGTCAAGGGGCAAATAGAAAAGCCATCCCGAAGTGGGATGGCTTTAAAAAATGATGTGAAAATCAACGCAAGTGCGCGTTGAGCAGCGCGACCGTCATGTCCTCCGTGACGTTGAGCTTCGCGGTCGTCACGCTGCTGGCCGCAAGCTTGTCGGTCGTGACTGCAAGAGCGGTGATGTTCCGCGCCTGCACGCTGTTCGCAGCCAATTTGTCGGCGGTCACAGCGTCGGCCACCACCTTGTCTGTCGTGACAGCGCCAGCCACGATGCCACCAGCCTGAATCTTGTACGCGCCATGATTGAACACGATGACGAGCGCGAGCAGCAGCATGTATGCGCCGCCAGCGATGGCTAGATGCGTCATTGCCTGTCCTCCAAGTATTTTTCGGCGGCGTTGACTATCCAGCATTGCGCGTCGAGTTTTTCGAGTTTGGCGAGTTCGTATCGGACGGCCTCAGAATGGTCGTGCGCTTGGTCGCCGTAGATCAGGCTGATGATCGTGTTTTTGATGGTGTCACGGCACAACTCGTCCATGCGCTCGTCGAATTTTTCGGTACGTTCTCCGAGCATTCGTGTTTTGGCGAAATGCTGGGAGAGCGGCGAATTGTATGGCAGTCTTTCGGGATTGACGTGGCTGTACAGGCCGGTCGCCAATCCTTCCAAAGCCCCCGGCCAGATTTTGAGACATAGTGTGATGACCGCGCACGCGCCACCCACACCCCCAAAACCAGCTAGAAAATTCTGCAACACATTGCATCTCCTTAAAAAATCAGTTTTGCAGTGGCATGGAACCGCCGTCGAAATAATCAAGCCCGTATTCACCCGTCAGCAGCCCGTATGCCTTTTTCGAGGTGACGATCATCCGGTTGATTTCCCATACGGCGTTGCCGGTGGTGATGACACACACGGCTGGAAACATGTTGTCCTTCGGATAGGCAGTCAGCCTGCCCGACTTGTCAAGCGTGCGATCTAAATCCCATCCGAATCTGATCGTGCCTGTGCCAGACACAAGTCGGCAGTATCCGCTGACGACATGATCGGTGGGCACGCCACTGGCGATGTTCCAGCCTTTGAACTCTATGTGGCTTGCTTTATTGACCTTGCAAACCGTCAATGGGCTGGCCGCATAGTTCGTGATGACGCTCATGCCATCACCCCCAATAGGGTTAGGCGAGCGGCATCGTACCCCCGGTGAAATATCCGATGCTGTCGAGCAGGGTCTTGTTCGCGAGATAATCGGCCTGCGTGCAGATGAGTATATTTGTCACGGTGACGGTCGGACTGCCTGACTTGACGGAATAATTCGCTGATAGCGGACTGGAATTGCTGATGTACGTCATGTAGCTGACACGTTGGCGTGCGCTGAATTCGCCCTGTGTTCCGATAAACGAGACAGTGCCGCCTGTGACGTTCACATCGAAACTGACCCAATATGTCATCCATCTCACGCTCGGAACGGTCGTGAGATGCACCCACTTGTCTGCTTGCAGGGTGATTGTCGAGGATGGGCTCGTGCATAGGTTCGTGACCATCATCGGACATCACTCGCCCGACGAATCGCCTTAATCGCGTGGCATCGTGTCCCCCGAGAAGAAGCCCGGAAGCCCCCCCCCCACGGCTCTATCGTAAGTGTCGGCGGCTTCCACGCTCAATTCGCTGATGGCCATACCGGAGGGGATGGCCAGGCGCGTGTCATTGGCAGTCGGGGTGAAGCGGATCGTATATTTCCCGACCGTCTGGGCACTTGGGTATTTGACCGTGCCGCCGGAATAGATGCCGATTGCTTTATTCGTCGTATCGTTGCTGACGATCCTGTACGTGCACACGTATTCCACGCCGACCTCGCACGCGAAAGGCAGGTCGATGTATTCGCCTCTGGTGTTGGCCAGCGTGCCACCGGTCATGTACTTCGATATGTCGCCGCCCTTTTTGACGACATGGAAGCCGGTGGGGTCGAACTTTGGGTTCGGCCACAGGTTAATCCTCTGCATTCTCGTCTCCCTTCACGCTTTCGAGCACATCCTTCGGGATGAGTTTCATGGCCGCCGACAGCTGACTGGTCAGGATTGCGATTTGCTTGGTGAGAGTGCCGATTTGCGCGGAAAGCTGGTCGATGACCTCGTTCGCGTCGGCTGGAATCTGAGTCAAAATAGTCTCCTTGAAATACGAAACCCCCGCAATCCGATTGGATTGCAGGGGTTGAAAAACTGGATGAAATAGTGGTCAGTCGGCGGCGGTCATCGTATCGATGCGCGTGACGGCCTTAAGCTCGTCGAGCGTCAAAGTGCGTCCGAGATTCGTCTTCACGTCCGTGAGAGTGACGGACGTGCCGGAATCATCGAATGTGGCGAGCACGCCACGTGCATAATCCCTCCATGATTCGGTCGAACCGTCGGTGCTGGAGAACTCCAATCCGAGACGGCACAATTCCGCTCGCACCGACTCCTTCGGCGGACGCAAATCAAGCACGCCAGACGGCTCGGCGGGCGTCACGTCAGTCGCGGTATCGGTATCGGTATCGGTCACATCGGCCATAATCAATCTCCTTATTGTTGGTTGTTTTGAGGTCGTGGCATGAGGGATTGGTAAAATCTCTCCTCGCACTCGTCCAGATTTGATTGACTGGACTCGTCATTGAGGAAATCGTCAAGACCCTCAATGTTTTTGGTCATGCTTGTGTCAATGCCACTCGACGGCTCCTCATCGGAGTCATCAACGGACAGTGTGGCAATGAGATTCGCGTCCGTCTCATTCGACATGACCGGCAGACTCATGCCCTCACGCGCCTTATTGCGCGCGGCGGTCAGCGGGTCATTCAACACTTCCCCATCAGCGGCGAGCATGCTCACCCCTGTGGCGGAATCGGATAAAGCCGCCTCCAACGCCTCGAACGCTCCAGTCCACACGCCCCTGCCGGTCTTCGGGTCATACCGGCTCACGTCCTCCCTGCCCTGCATGATCGCGGCTATCGCTTCACGGGTCGAAGCCAATCCGAGCAGTGCCTTCCACGATGCGATCACCTCGGGCTGGAACACGAAACTGTCCGACCCGTTCACCGGCGGATCGCAGCGGATGATGCACAATCCGTTATCGTCCATTTCGAAAGTCGCTGACAACATTCCCTCCAATCATTTGACCAGATAGGCGAGGTATTCGGCGTACACGTCGACCGGGCAAGGCTGGTCGGCGTTGTAAAGCTTCAGTTGGAAGCCGCTCTGCCCGCCCGTGTTGCATGGGTGCGCGATGATGCCCGCCCATTGCGAATCCGCGTTCGCGACGACGTAATAGTGGCCGTATTTCGTCGGGCTGAACGTGCAGTTGACTTGCATTGATGCGCCGTTCGCGATGCTCTGGCCGGGATTCGGATACCACGCCTTCCACGCAGCCTGGGCATGGAATGTAAAACGGTTCGTGATGCCGCCAAGATAGCCGCCGAGATGCAGGTATCCGGTGCCGATGTTCGCGCCGACTCCGACCTCGCCGTTCGCGTCTTGCGCTCCGAGCCAGCACTTCGAACCGTTCGCGCTATCGCCGGACAGAGTGAGGTAAGCGCTGCTTTTCTTGCTCTCGTCCGGCTCGTCGTAATCCGTGTTCGCCACGGCATGCACTCTGGATGTGACGCCGCCGCTGCCGGTACCGCCTTTCTTGCGCGGCTTCGATCTGAGAGACATGAACGCGGCGGGGTCGTTCTTGCTCACGTGTCCGCTCCACAAGTCCAGTTCGCCCATCGAGCCGACCTGATTCGACTGGATGACAGAAGCAATGGCCGGATGCGAAAAGTAGGCGGTGGACCCGTTGTAAGCCGGAAATTCGATGCCATCACCGGTGAAAGTCTCAGATCCGCCGATGATGTAGGTCTGATAATCCGGACTGATACGCACCCTGTGCCCGCTCGTGCGGGTTTGGAACGTGCCGGTCAGCACATTGCTCTTCCCCTCGCCGTCCAGGTAGACGGTGCGGTTGTGATTGCTGTCCCACATTTGCAAGGCCGTGCTATTGAGCTTCATGCCGGTGTTCTTGGCCTCGGAGCTCTGGAAGACGGCGCCGGTGAACACGTAGCCTCGGAACTGGCCTGCCGCCACCTTGTCGGACGTGATGGTGCCAGCCGCGATCTTGACGGCCGTCACACTGTTTGCCGCCAGCTTGTCGGCTGTGATGGCACCAGTCACAATCTTGGACGCATTGACCGAATTAGCGGCCAGCTTGTCGGCGTTTACCGCGCCAGCAGCCAAAGCGGCAGTGGTCACGGCATTAGCCGCAATGTCGCCCGCTTGAATCTTGTGGACGTTGAGCAGCGCCACGGTCATGTCTTCCGTGACCTTGAGCTTGCCAGTTGTCACGGAATTGGCGGCAATCTTGTCGGACGTGATGGACAGTGCGACGATATTTCGCGCCTGCACCGAGTTGGCGGCGAGTTTCGTGGCGGTCACCGCGTCAGCCACCAGCTTTTCAGTCGTGACCGAATTCGCGGCCAGCTTGTCCACCGTGATGGCATTGGCCTTGACCTTCTCGGCGGTCACTGAGTCGGCGGCGAGATGCTTCGCGGCCACGGTTCCAGACGCGAGGATGTTGTTCGCCACGAGGTCAAAAGGCTCGAAGCGCGTACCATCCCACGTAAGGACTTCCACCACACGATCGGACAAGGGCACGAGCACGGAAGGGCTGGCGTTTGGCGCACCAGTCCAGTAGGTGTAGAAGTCGGCAAGCATGGACGGCGAATTATTCTTCTCGTCCTTCCAGCGAGTCCAATACTTCTGGGTGCGCCACCACATGTCGCCCGGCTTCAGCCCATCATGCGCGGGTTCGTCCGGTCCACGGTAGATCAGATTCTTGCCATCAGCCGTGGTCTGCGCCTTTTTCGCGGCGGCCTGAGCCTGATTCGCCTGAGACGCGGCATTAGCGGCAGCAATATTGGCCTTGTCTGCCGTATCCTGCGCGGTCTTCGCAGCCGTATTGGCCTTGACGGCGGCGTTCGCGGCGTCGGTCGCGGCCTTATCGGTCACAGCCACCCAAGCACTACCATTCCACCTTTTCGGCGTGTTCGCACCATTCGTGGTGTCAATCCAGAGGGTCGAAGCCTTGCGCATCGACGTATCCGGCGCCGTGCTCTGGATCAGCACGTCGGCCTTGCCGTTCGCCACGCCAGCGGCGGCAGCTGCTGCGGTATTGGCCTTCTGGGCTGCATTGGCCGCATCGGTGGCGGACTGGGCCGCGCTATCGGCGGTGGCCTTGGCCTGAGTCGCCACGCTCGACGCATTGGCAGCAGTGGTCTTGGCATTGGCCGCGTCCGTCTTGGCAGCATTGGCCGAAGCGTTGGCGGTGTTAGCCAGCGTCTCCGCATTGCCAGCGGTCTTCTTCGCAGATTCGGCTGCGGTCTGTGCGGCATTGGCGGCATCCTTGGCCTGACCGGCGGTCGCGGTCGCACTTTTCGCAGCAGCAGTAGCAGCATTGGCGGTGTCCTGAGCGGTCTTCGCTGCACCATTGGCCGTGTCAGCCGCGCCCTGCGCGTTTTTCGCTGCGGCAGTGGCATTCTCAGCAGCCTTCTTCGCGTCGGTGGTCTTCGCGGCGTTATCCGCGATGTCGGACTTCGCCTGAGCGATTTCGTCGGCATTGCGCTCCACGTCGGCATAGCCGAGATGGTTCCATGCAGAGCCATCCCAGACAAGCGTGTCAATCACGCGATCAGACAATGGCACAAGCACGCTGGGCGAGGCGTTAGGCGCGCCCTGCCAGTACGTGTAGAAGTCGGCCAAGAGGCTCGGTGAGGCGTTCTTCTCTCCCTGCCACCTCGTCCAATACTTTTGCGTCTTGAGCCACAAGTCACCGACAATCAGATTGTCCTTCGGCTCGTCAGGCCCACGGAAAGTGTGATTCTTCGAATGTGCTTCGGCATACGCCTGCGCCGCCGACTCCTTCGCCGTGCTGATCTCGCCATTCGCGGCGGTCAGGTCGCTCTTGGTCTGCGCGATATCCTTCCGGGCCTGCGTCAGGTCGGTCTGCGCCTGGGCGAGCGACTTGGACGCCGCGTCAAGATTAGACTTGTTGGCTTGGATGTCCTTCTGCGCCTGCGTCAGCTTCGCCGTATTATCCTTCAACGCCGTCTGATTGTCAGCCAAATCCTGCTGGATTCGTTTGACCTCTTCCGGCGAGACCGCGGAAGCCACGGTGACAGTGGCGACTGCCGACCAGTCGGAACGGTTGCCCGCATGATCGACAGCACGGAAAGCGTATGTGTGCGAAGAGCCAGCCGTCAAACCGGTAATCACATAATCGCCGATACCGGTCGCGACGGCCGCGATCTCCCTGAAAACACCATCAGTCAAACGTTCGCCGAGAATATTCCTATCCCAGTCGATGGGCATGGACCCGCCATTAGCGGTTTTCCCATCCCAAGCAACCGAAACCACGCCCAACTCGGAAGAGAGAATCGGCTTGGATGGGACCGGAGGCGGTGTCGTGTCCTTGGCGACAGTCAACGCGAACACGCTGGACCATTCGCCCATCTGGTCGGAATACGATGGAACGGCACGCACTCTGATAAGAATCTGAACACCGCAATCCAGATTCGACCAAGACAACGTATGCTCAGTGGTCGTGCCAGCGGAATGCCACTCATGCCCAGTCTTGTTCACACGATATTCGACCGCATACGACGTGATGTCCATGGCGGTGCCATCAGTCGCCAACGTCACATCATCCCAACGGGCCGTAACCATACCACGCGCATACCCGTTCACATTGATATAAGAGTCGGAATTGGCCGACAGATTCTGCGGAGCCTTCGGCACGCGATGGTCCTTTTCAGGAGCCGGAATCGCACCGGACGCTCCACCAAGATGAGCGCCCCCGGTAATGCCGTTCATACGCTTCGTCAAACGAACCGAGGAATCATAATTCTTGTCGTTCAGAATCAACGAAGCCTTGAAACCCTGCGAATCATACTGCAACGTGACCTGTTGGACACGGACCTTCTCACGGTTCGCCACTGTAGGCGCGGTAATCCAATCGCCTATCGTGTAATCGACAAGCGGCAGACAAGACGCTTCTACAACATTCACAGACCTCGTGTACTGTCCGCGAACCCTAGCCGCGTTAGCCAACGTCGGTTTGATAAGCTGTTCTGCGGTCTCCTTCTTGTTCACACCCTGCTGGCTCGAATACAATTCCCAACCGCCCCAAGGCTTCGGAGCGTCCGGATTATCCTGACGGAAATTAATATTGTCGCCACGTACAAGAATCGAGGAAGCCAACCCGTCGATACTCTCGTCATCGGGAGCCTCCGACACATCCTGCGCAAGCGTCACCACACACGACTTGGACAAGTCACGGCAGACGGCGACGCTATCGACGTTCCACAACAACAATTGACGAGCATCGGTACGCCAATCGCATAAGCCGTTGTTCACCAGCGAATCCAACACGTCCTGTATGGAAACGCCAAGATCGTAATATATGCTCGGCAGCATATAGCCCCACTGTTTGCCAGCGGAATCGGCACCAGAAGTGAACCGGCTGCAATCGACTTTCACGCCGCCACGATTCCAATTCTCATCCATGAACGTGCGCATGATCGTGCCAGCGTTCGCGTTCGCGAATTTACGGGTGCCTTTCTCGTCGCCGCTGGTCTCCAATCTGGACGTGTCCAGATTCAGAGCCTTCTTCAACAGCCAACCGTAGGAAATGCCGGTCAACGACACCGTGTCGGACACGTCCAAAGCGTTCCTTGAACGTGAGGCGATGACGAACCGGCCATTATACGGTTCAACCCAACGCCCGCCGTCAGACACCTCAACGGCGATTTCCAATCCGGTTTCAAGACGCCGGTCAAGAATCTCGCCGCGCAAAGCCTTACGCGAATAGCTCACGGTCAGAGCGCCAACGGCATCATGAGTGAACGACACCGTATAGGAAGCCGGTTCAGGCAGCAATCCAAGCTTGCTTCCATTGGCCCGATATGCGACAAGACGAGATTTCAGAGTTTTAACCACAAGCACTCCTCAACTTAAAAGAAGAAGCCAGTGGAAATCACCACCAGCTTCTCTTGAACCTGCACGCCACGCCACCTGAACCAGTGGCTTTGATCGTGATTTTGTAATCGCCTGAAACATCTGGGTTAACCTGCAACCTTCCAGAAGGCAGATAATCCAAGCCAACGGTCTCATCCTGAGCGCCGCCAGACCATGCCGAATCACTGTCGGAACTCCAAGCCGTCAACGATCCAGAATCCAAATACAAGTAAGGTCTCGCATCAACGCGCGTACCAGACCAAGTGATACCAGTGCCAGAAACAGGATCGCTCACCGTTATGCCAGTAACGCCTTTCGGGAACCGAAACACCATGTCGGCTATCGGAGCGTCACCACGACTGTATGGAAGCTGGGTCGAAAGCACAGAGGGACTGGCGTTCGGAACGCCCTGCCAGAACGTGTAGTATCCGGCGGACGGCATCACCGAACCGCCGGACATGACCTTCCCGCCGTTCAAAGGCAGTGAGACGGTCTCATATGCGACGGAACGCCACCACACGTCAGGCATGGCGAACACGGCAGTGAACGGAACAAACCTGTTCGGATGACTTTTTGAATCATCAGGACTCAAAGAGGTCAACTCGACACGGGTGCGCTGCTCGACACCATCGATAATCCGACTCATGACAAGATTCGGCATCGTGCATAACCGCATCAGCCTGGATGATTCACCAAGCACATCAGGCTCCCACGCGTAAACCTGCAACGACAATTGACGTTCCGAAAACCTAGGCGTCATGCCGGAGGGGATGGAACCATGTCTTTGCGGAACCGTCGAAACGGTACGGTCAACACTGATGGCGCTCAACAATGTCGAACCAACAGTGACGATGCAGTTCTCCGAATCAAGAGGAACATTATTCAACTTGTAGAAACACGTGGAAAAAGCCACGATACTCCCCTCTCACATGCCGATCATCGCAGCCTTGTCCAACTTCTGATTCGTCTGAACCGAGATTGGCGTGATGGTCGGATATTGGAAGTTCTGCGTGATGTTGTATGTAGGGCCGCTTTCAAACTTGACATCGTTGGAAGAGCCTGCGGAATAGTCAGAAACTATGGAAGGCATCGAAACACGGGTCATGCGACGCGCGTTCTTCAAATACTGGCTTGGAATGTCGCCACTCGCATTGATGGCGCTCATCACTCCTTTGCCGTACAGGGCCTCCATGCTATGCACTGCGGCGGCACGAACAACATATTCACCAGTGGATACGTCGGTGGAATCGTTCAAAGCGATGGAATCGCTCGTATTCGTTCCACGTCCGACAATCCTGCCGGTTCGTGTCACATTATCGCCCTCGACCTCACCGCCTGTCGCACGTCCTCTCTTGGTTCCGAAAATAGCGTTGAACGTCCTGCTCGCCCAGCTTCTGCCATCGTTCCACAAAGTGCCGAGCATTCCCCAGAAGCTACCGGAAATATTTCCACCGAACTGTGCGTTATACGTGCTTCCATTCCACTGGTTCGCGGTGCGCTCAGCACTGCGTTTCGCCGGTTGGGTGTTGTCCCTCGCGCCGAGTGACGCGGTGGGTCTCAACGAACCGTAGGCGTTGGCGTCGCCTTTCACGTAGTCAATGGTCATCGAAGCAAGATCGGAAGCCTTCAGATTGGTCGTATAGCCATTGCCATCAGTGCCTTTCTTGAACAGGTCGGCATGTTTCCTGACCTCATCGGTAGCGACAACGGCCTGATTGCCGTCTGCGTCCAACACGATGGTGTATTTGCCTGAACCGTCTGTGCTCGCATTGTTCATGAGATTGTTCACGGTTGATTGAACCTCATCCGCGCTGGACAATGCTCCACTGTTGATACCGTCAAGGACCGTGGTGAAGATGGCCGTATTGCCCTCGCCGGGGAACAATGCCCGTAAATCAGACAGGTAGGATGTCAGATTCTGCTTCGACTGTTCCGTTTCGGTCTTGAACAATGTCTTGACCTCTTCAGGAGTCAACCCATACAGTTGTTGCAGTTTCTGAATCTCCGACTCCGGGACGCCCATCGCCTTCGCCGTCTCGTAGAACTGTGTTGACAATTCCTGCTGTTTCGCATTCACCTCATCGGTTGACGCGCCGGAAGCAACCAACTGTTCAAGCCAATCGTGACCTGTCGTAGCGAGATTCTGCAAGCTGGTCTGAGCCAACTGTCCAGCCTCGGTCATGTTATTGAACGAGTCTGCGGCACTGTCCCAAACGTTCTGTACACCCAATTCCTTGATGCGCTGGATGGAATCACCCAAACCGTTGTAAATCTGACCATATTCCGTTGCGACACTCAAAGCGTTCTGCTGCGCGGTACGCTGATTGTTGACAATGTCGTTGTACTTCTGCGCGGCACTATTCAACATCTGCTGACGTTGAGATTGAGTCGCAATGGCAATGGAAACCGAATCGGAATCCTCACCCATCTCGATCAAACTCTTCGCATAGCCAGCAGCATGACCATTCGCGACGGAAGTCGCTTCCGCATTATCGATATACTGCTGACGTGCCTTTTCCATTACTGCTATAAGCTTCTTGGCTGCACCAGCTTCATTACCGTAATTCTGCGTCGCGGTAGCCGAATAGGTGCTGTGAGCATCATATGTGGCCTTCAACTGATTCATCATCGAGTTGTAAGCCTTCGTACTGCCGCTCGCAGCCTTGCTCAGGTCAGTGGTCGAAACACCAAGCTTGTCGGCGGCTTCGGCGGTATTCTTGAATCCAGTTGTCCAATCATCCAACCAATTCCAATCAGTCTCAGCATAATTACCGTCCTTGAACGCATCCTGAATCGCGGAAGCGACATTGGATAACGCGCCGGAAGCTTCGGCGGCCGAATCAGGGATCTTACCCAACGCTGTCGCAATATTCTCGGAAGCACGCTCAGTCGCCTGGGCTTTCGCATTGTAATCGGAATACGCTGCGACTGCTGCCGTAATGGCAGCTACGCCCCAAGTCACCGGATTGGAAAGCGTAGACGCAAGCATCCCACCCAAGCCAGACGCCACAGCCTTCACCTTGCCCATCGCGCCCTCAGCAGAGCCGACATTAGACACGAACTTAGAAACAGCGGGATTAGACGCCACCCACCCCTGAGCGACATTCTTCAACGTCACACCAGTACCGGCGGAAGTCACGCCCAACTCCATCAAAGCCTTCTGCCATTGCAACGACTTCATCGTGCTCTCAACCACGGCAAGCTTCACCGTGTCCAAAGCGGTCTTGCCAGCCTTGCCGAAAGTAACAAACACGCCTAATGCAGCCTGAATCGGCTCAGGCAAAGCACTGAACGCTTTAGCAACAGCCTCCGCGGCAGCGGCAATAGACTGAATCAATGGAGCGGACGCGCGAAGCGAAGCAGCCAACGTGCCACCGAACGTCCTCGACAACTGGCCCACAGTCGAAAGCAACTGGCTGAACATAGGACTTACGTCACCAACAGCATCGAACACCTTTTGGAAACCATCGGAAACACCAGACGAGAAATCGGAAATGCCGCCGCTGCTGTTCTTCAACAGACGGCTCACGTTCTTGGTAAACGATGAGATCGTCCTACCGGCATCGCCAAAAACATTGCCAACGGTTATGCGCAACGCATAACCCGCGTCGCCGATCTCCGAAAAAGCGTCATGCATCGAAGACTGCGCGACTTTAGCGCCAACAGCCCACGATTTCAACGTATCTTGGAACTTGGCGGAATTGACGGCCCTATCCGCTTTTTGCAACTCACGAGAGAAGCTTTGAATACCGTTCTGATCCTCAGCCAAAGCGGAGTACAGGCCGGAAGCAATGCCAATGAGCGCTTTCACGGAGTCCTTCAAATATCCAGCCTGTTCGATGACACGCTGCATCGACTTCTCAATCTCACCTGAAGCGCGTGCGTTATCGACCCAACGTGCGAACTGATCCGCAAGCTCACTCACATAACGTGCGGCACGGGGAAGATACTGGCTGGTCGAATCGCCCAGATTAAGAAAAGCCCTGACAAGACTCTCGACGCCTGGCTCCAAATAAGTCAGAGACTTGTTGACATCATTGAAAATGCTTGAAACGATGCTGGCTTTGTCGGCTTCCCCGACCATCTTGGTTATTCCGGCGACGATTCGCCCCTCGTGGTCTGCGAGAGTTGACATTTGTGGAATAAGCGTGTCAGCAATCGAATCAGCCAATCCACGGATAGCCGGACGGGCCTGACCGTAGAACGCTTTCACCACACTGTCGGACAGTTTGCCTAACTTTGTGGAAGCGATGTCGATCTGCTCGCTCCAAGTGGCGCCCTTTTCGCCCCAAATCATCTTCACGGACGCATAGGCGGCACCCAATCCGACAAGAGCGGCAGGAGCAGCCAATGCGGCCTTCGACATGGAAACAATCGAAGAGCCGACACCAAGCACGCTACGAGACATGTTGATAGCGCCAGCGGAAACACCGGCGAACACGGTACCCAATGCGGAAAAGAACGGAACCTTCTCATCCAGCGAATCCATGAAATTCACGAATTTCTGGAATTGGTTGTTGACGGCGCGAAGACCAGTCGCGCCATACGTCATACCATCCAGCATTTTGCCGAAATCAGTGGCATGGAGTTTCGCGTAAATCTCGACGGAACGAGGACGGGTGAGCATGGCAAGGTGAGTACGGGCACCAGCCGTTTTAAGGTCGATGTCCATTTCAAGCTTCTTATAATCTTCTTGAAGCTTCTTGGCCTTCTCACGTGCACGGGTCACATCCAGATCAAGATTGACCTCATAGTGGTAGTTCTTATCCTTGCCGGCGTGGAACGCAGCAAGATTCAGCTTGTCGATGGCTGACTTGTAATCCGTTTCGATGTCGTTCGGAAGACTGCGGAACTTTCGCCTCAACGCCTCCAGTTCGCGTTCCATGCTTTTCGCGCCGTCGAGATAGACCTTCGCATGGGCGTCCATCCCATCGACCTGCCGCAAACGCTTGGACACGTTCTCAAGAACGTTGACGACTTCAGAAACATCGTTGACGTCAACACGGATCTTCGCTTTGCTGTCACGCTTCAACTGCTGCATCGCATTGTCAAGCTGTTCGACAAGACGATTGGCGCGAGCCATCGAGACATTGTTGGAACTGCCCAGAGGCTTGACCTTCTCGATCGCATCCTGCATACTGCGGATGTGCTTCTTGACGTTATCCAAAACGTCGATCTGCTTGTTCGCGTATGCCGTGGTCAGACGGGTGTTGCGTTTTACCGCATCCTGATACGATTTGCTTTTCGCAGTGGCAGAACGCCAAGCATCGCCACCATTGGCGATACGCTTGTTCATCGCGGAAACAGCCTTGTCGGAAGACTGAACTTGCTTGCGCATCGTTCGCAGATCACGCAAAGCGTCGCCCAATTCGACCTTCGGGGATACTTTACGTTTATCAATGTCCCGAAGAACACGTTTCAGATCGGAGTCATCGCCACGAATCTCAACATTCTGGACGATGCCATCATCCTCGATACGCCTTTTCGCAGCACGCCAACGAGACATGTCAACGTCAGGCGTCACACGAACATCGAAATCGTCATCAGCGTACCGGGCGAGCTTACGGCGGAGTTCTTCGCCAAACCCTTTGGTGTTCGGATAAATATCAATTCCAACGGAACCGGCGAGATACTCCACCATAAGAACCCCTGTTTTTCAATCACATGCCCAGAAACGCCTTCATCGACTCGAAGTTGGCGGAAACACGCCTATCAACGCCATCGGCGGCGTGAGGGGGCATAATCGGTTTGAACTCAGGATGCTTGCCGTCCTTGAACTGCAATGTGCCGGAAACCAGCAAGCCGACCTGATTGTAAATACCCAACAGCAGACTCGTATCCTGAGTGAACCCGTGAAAACTCAAACCGGAATCACTCTCGGACTCGGCGCGGGCACGCTCATCAGGATGGTTCAGCAACCATTCCCGATACAACGATTCGTCATACCCAGCAAGACCGCCGATAAGGGTCAAAAGAAAACCGCCGTCATACTCATGCATGGCGGCGGGAAGATTCAAATTGTAAAACCTACGGAAATCACACGTAAGCTCTACTCTGCATTTTCGGTAGGCGTCCTTGACGCTTCGGATTTTCCCAAAGCCACGCTATAGAACATGTGGAGCAACGTGAATACCCGCACCAGAGCAGCCGGGCTACGGCCAGTAACCCACTTGCGGTAAACGTCAACGTCCTTGGCGATCTTCTCGAAGAAACTATCGCCAGCCGCGACCATCCGCGCAACGGCGAGACTTGAATCGACGTCATTGGAACTCTTCTTGCCGAACACGGCATAACTTTCGGACGCGACCGCATCAACCACCATGAAATCGCAGGTCTGAGCCACGGAGAACTCATGAGCCGGAACGAACTCGGGGCATCCGGCCAGTTCCTCGTGCTGTTCGACGAACTCAGCCAGCGTGTCAGGAATATCCGGAACGGTCTTAACAGTGTTCTTATCAGTTTTGGAAGCCATAATCTGTAATCCCCATCAAAAACCCATCTGCCAATCGTTGGAAAGAATTGCCCCCGCACGGATGGGTACATGCGGGGGCAATGGGAAATCTCAGTCCTTCGAGGTCAAACCCGATACGGTCTGGGAGGAATCACCCGGATTCTTACCGCTGGAATCCGGGCTGGTTATTTTGACACGAACGTCTCCGGGGCGAAAATCTGGTACGCGCCAACCTCACCATTGGCACCGGCCTTCAGCACGCTAGTGGATTTCACGACAGCGTTGAAGCTGAACTCCGCGAAATCCTCATCGGCGAGACTGACGTTATCGAACGTGAAATCGGTCTCCGGCAGATACAATCCGAAGCTCAGCTTGTCGGAATCATCGTAGGCGAGAACGAACAACGCCAGATGCTGCACCACGGGCTGCAACGGCACGACGATGCCGCCCTGGTCGCCGGCCCAGCCGCCAGTGACCTTCGTGATGGTGGCCGAATCACCCTGCACGGACGCGCCGGACACGGTGATGGTCGGGGCCTCGGTAGAACTCTTCGCACCGGCGACAAGCCACGTGTCCTTCGTGGTGGTGTCCCCGCCATCCTTGCTGAAGCTGATCTTGTTGTTGTTGGAGGTATGGCCGATATTCTCCCAATTCACGACGGAACCGCTGCCAGCGGCGGCAACAGTGCCACTGTTCAACAAGAACGAGGAAACTTTGGTTGGAAGAGCGGTCTTCGCGGGAGCCGTGAACAACGTACCGCGAGACGCCTGAATCAGACCATCGGCATTAATAGCCATAATGGTGCCTTTCTACTTGAAATTGATAAAAGAAAAGGCTTGACCGATACCGGTCAAGCCTTGAACGAATCGCGGGCAGTCACAACAGCCGACAGCACATACTCCTTGACGTTCTTGCCTTGATTCTCTTTTGAATCAGACTGCCTCTTCTGCGCCGTCACAGACACGGTGCCGACCGTTCCAGCTGTCGTGGACTCCTCGAACGGCCAACCCTGCACCGTCTTATACAAGTGACGTGCAAAACCGTGAGGATTGTTACAGTCAGCGGCCAAAACCGTGAACGTCACGCCGAAACGCCACAATCCACGGTCAAACTGTTCGGGAGCGGAAACATAATAGAGAAGAACCTGTCCACGTTCACCGTAAGCGTTCAAAGGCAAGTCAAGCTCGCTACAGACCTTCACATCAGGCCACTCCTCGCACGGATACGCCCGATTCAACAGTTCATAAACCAACTGTTCCGCATCAATCGACTCACGAACATCAATGGCAAGACGCTGAAAAATGTTGTCCGTCACAATCTCACCCGACTCAACGAATCAAACATGATATGTTTACCCGGAATACGCGCTCTCGGATCACGAGGCCCATACTTGTGTTCAAGCCACCGGTTGAAATAGCCGAACTCCAAATGCGGAGCGACCTGCGTGCCATCACGGCCCATGACGGACATGACAATCTGATGATGCCAGCCGACTTTGCGAACGGAAACCTCGATCCTATCCGCAACGCTTGAATGCGTAGCGGCCTCATTCGCCTTCGCGCGGACGGCAGACACGCTATGCATGGCGGCGCGGCGTGTAAGTTCCGGCCCATACATCTTCGCAATATCGGTAGCGACGCTACGTCGAACCGTGACCCTTCCCAACGCCACCCACCTCCTTCACCCATTCAGGCTCGGAAATGCCGCCATCAAGATAATCGCCAATAACAACACGACGTGCACGAACCTCCCAATGCCGGGAGAAACGAGAACCACTCCCACGCCACGTAGGAGCGCCGTCAGCATCGTAATAATCGCCCTTATACCAGATCCGGGAATAAATGTCGCCGGGCCATTCCCTCGCAATAATCTGCAAAGGAGTGACCTCTTCCAAACCGCCGGGGTTATCCGAAGATGGCGTCTTATCCTCAGCTCCAGAAATAGAGAACATGCCAGCCTGTTGCGCACGCCCCTCAACACAGCAGATGACCTTCACGGGATCGCCAGTCTGCACATACTGGCCGCCGTGCGCGTCCTGAACATGCTTGCGAGGAATCACAACGACATAATCCGTGTCGAACAGCTGTTTCTGACCACCGTAATCGGTTTGGTCATCCTCGTAGAGGTAATGGCGTTCATTCGTATCATCGTCAAACAGAAACGCCATCATCAACCTCCATAACCGGGGTCGAAACCAAGACTGATGTGTGACATCGTGCCAGCGGATTCAGCGAAACCATTCAGAATCGATTTCTCAGCTTTCGACAAGAACAGCCGGGGACTTGGATCATGGCCAGGCTGATTCTGCTGCGGATCATGCTCCGTGTACGAGTAAGAACCGTTCGCTTCGGTTTTGAACCGGTTGAAACGTACTACGCGCAACACCATTTCGCATACGACCGACGCGAAATCACTTTCAGAGAGACGCCCCTTCTTCAAGCGTGTCCGGACAATCGGGCATTCGCTCAAACAGATGAGAGCGGCCTTGCGGCATTGAGCGGAAATCCAATCAGTGTCGAAATGCTCTTCAAATGAATCCGCGTCGGCGGAACCGTAGACGCGCATATACTTCAACCAGTCGATGTTGTCGATGATTGCCGTGCTCATACGCGCCTCCTACATCATGCGGCCAGTACAGTGGCCTTCAAGGTGCTGTTGGACTGCACTAGAACCGGCAATGCAGTACCGTTCACGTAAGCCTCGTATCCCGGAGTCGAAGACGGAGTATTCAGCACGGCTCCGATAGGGCCAGCGTTCTTCTCACGGCTGATGCCATATGCAGGAGTCTGAGCTTCAGCGGTCGGCCCCAACGCGGTGTAACCCATGTTCACGTCACCGAAAGCCGGAATCAGCAGGATGGTGTTCTCAGGGAAGAAGCTCTTGACGCCACCCGGAAGAGTAATCTTGGACTGGCGAGCGAAATCACGATACCTTTCGTCAACAACGTAAATATCCTGAATGCCGGTGTACAGGCTCAAAACGCTCTTCACATCATTCTCGGAAACAAGAGCCGGAAGGGTGGAACCCTGACCGCGGAACAAGTAGTTGATGATGGCCGCGTTGGACATCAAAGCGTTCACAACCTTACGGGTGGTGACCATGATGGTAGGACGCGCACCCTTCTTATCGTCGATAAGGTCGGACCATGTACGCAAATCCTTGACCGGATCACCAGTCTTGTCCCAAGTCTTCGTAGTTGTCAAAGAAGTGGATAGTGCAGAATCACGTGCATAATCCCAAGCTGCATCCTCATTGGATTCTGTGATGCCGAGCTTCGCGTCAACGGCGACGGCCACACGCGCCTTCTCCAGACGGTAGGCCAATTCCTTGCCCAACTGAACGAAATAATCGCTCAGAGTGGTCTTCAAATCTCCGTTGGTCATGGAAATGTTGCCATTTGCGATGTCCTTTTCGGACACGCGCATACGCTTACGCAACGGCAGCATGGAAGTGTAGGACAGCTTCTCGCCGCCAACAGTACGACCATACGGTGCCTCAGCATCCCAAGTGGAGAACTTCATCTCATCAACCTCAGGATCATCCTGATTCGGAGTCCACTCGACAGACAAGCCGGTGAACTGGTCCGGCAGGATGGAAGCGAACGGCAAAGCTGCCGTAGTTGTCTGATAGGCTCCCAGCACGATGGCGGAAGCCTCGTCGGGAGTAATGATGTCCTTATTCAACAGACTCATTGAAAAACCTTCCTAATATGCGAAAACCCGCCATGATGGGCGGGTTTCAAACGGGTAGAAACTAAACTCAGGCAGTATGGCTGGTGTCACTTGCGGATGCGGCGGCAGTTGCCGGATTCAACACGGTCACATGCGGAGCTGCGGCGCCCTTGTCATAATCAAGGAACAATCCCTCCAACTTCGCCTTGCTGAAATCAACGGTGTACGGCAGATTCTTCTTATCGATAACACCCATATAGCGGACGCCGACAGTCGGATACTGATCCTCGAAACCGGTACGAGTGAACTGCACATGCACCTGAGACTCCAAGAAGCCGATGATCGTGCCATTACGGCCATCGGAAGCGTTCGGATCGTACGGGCCATAGTTGTTGGTTCCAGTAATCTGAGCCAGCGGAATACCGGATTTAGTCCAAGCCTCGTAATCATCGTCGGTAATGGACGCGAAGTAATCGTTCTCATGCGACTTGTCCTTGGTGAACGTAGACAAGTCAAGCTGTGCTTCACGCACACCATCGGTGATACGATTGATAAGCCAAGACTGGTCATCCTTCGGAGCGGTCTTGGCGACAGTATGAACCATCTGATTGGCCATATTTATCTCCTTATAAAACTATTTCTTGATTTCGGAATGCTTCACGCCGTAGTTGTAAGCGTCGGAAACGCTTGACTGCGGCTTGCACACATGCATGTTTCTGCTCTGCAACTCCTTCGCCAACTCCGGCGATGGCTCACATGGAGCATTCCCGTCATTCTTTTTCTGCCCCGCTTCAACCGTTTCAGTTTTGCTTGGCATGAACTTCACAAAAGCGTCAGCCCATTCGGAAATCTTTTCCGGCTCAGTCTCCCCACACAAAGTGTCGAAAGCCTCGTCGGTAATCTCTGGATGCAGCTTCTGCGCCTTCAAACGGGCTATCTGCACATTCGCCTTGGCGAGAGCGCCCTCAGTGTCGGCAAGCTTCGCTTCGGCGGCATTGGCACGATCACGATTCTCATACATCTTCTGCTCATTCTCACGAGCCTGATGTTTCCACATGCCCAACTTCTCGGAAAGGTCATCCGCACCATTCTTTTGAGTCGCGGTATCGGCGGCTACAGGAGAAGTGGCAGTGTCCTTCGGCTGCGCGTTCACGCCCGTTTCAGGCGCATTCGTAGATGCCGCCGTTTCAGCGGTATTGGTATTTTCATCAGCCATTAGGCTTGAATCCTTTCAATAGTATTATGCGGCTTCGCCAAGCATCGACCGCATCTGGTTGAGCATGGTCTTCTGCCATGCCATAGCCTGTTTCAAATTCTTGGAAGGCTTGAACGTGAACGTCCTACCCTCATAGCGGAAAGTCACCGGTTTACCGGCCTTCTGCACTTCCTTGTAACGCCGATTGAACTCGATTGCCCGATTCTCCATACGACGGCACTGAGCCAACGTGGATTTACGGTCAGGCGTATGCCAAGCGTCAGAAGCCTTCGACGGAACTGGACTGGGCGTATCCTTCGCATCCTCGGCAAGAAGCACAGGGCCCAACTCGCCATGAGTAATGGTCTTGACCTTCACCTGCTTCAACGCGGACGCGGTAGTACCACCAGCCTCGGCGTACAAGCGTTTCAAATCCTTCTGATTCAACTGGAAACCCGGATCGTAATCACTGCCAGCCGGTGCCACACCACAATGACAGTTAGCGTGCAACGGCAACAAGTCAGCCGTCGAATACCATCGGTCAGCCGCCACCACGCACAAGCCACAAGAACCCGTCTTGGACAGTTCGGGATGTAACACCCTGCGATACTCCAACACCTTGCTATCCTTGTACCGTTCAAGCGTGGCGCTCGTCTGCGCCCTCGAAACATCCTCGTCAACAGTGGTCTGCAAACGGTTGAACGCCTGTTCAATCCACTTATCAACCTCGCTGAATATCTCATCGGTCTTGCTAGGCCACGTTTCAGGACGAATCGTGGGGTTTTTCACCGCAAGACTCCGATACGTGTCAGCCGGACGTTGCGCCACAAGCCACGGATCGGTATTGTCACGAGGAAACACCAAACTAGGCACATCCCCCTTCGGAGTGACGCCCACAAGCTTCAACGTCTCATTCGCATAGGAGACGCCCAAACGGCGCACCTGCTGAATCAACGCCATCTCCAACAACGCCATACGGGATGCGACGGCAAACGTCATACCATCATTCCACCAGTCAGCGGGCGTCAGCATGTCCCACATTCTGTGGGCTTGACTCACATACTGGTTCACCAGCGTTGCACGAGCCTGTTCAAGCGTGTTAGACAACGATTCAAGCGACTTACCGGCCATCAGGACTCGGACTCGCCTTCATCGACAAGCTCACCCTCGACGTTCGGCAAACCATCCACAGCGGACTGGGTTTCATCATCCCAACCCGTAGCCGGTTCCACAGCAGCAACAGGCTTCGCATTACTCTTATTAGCCTGGCCGGAAATGTTGAACTGGTCTGCAAGACGGTTCATATCATCCTCCGACACATCCTGAGCGGTGAAGCCCATCTTGTGCGTGAGAATCGTCCTACGCGCCAACAAGCCACTCTGATACAACAACTGGCAAGCCTGAGCCTGTTCCAGCGAACTGGTCGTGTCCATCGGCTTCCACACCATCTCAAACTCGGACGCCGAAGCATTCGCGGTTTTAGACGCGGCCAAAGCCATACGCACCATACGCACGATAGGCTCAGAATCCAACTCGTTCATCGTCTGCACTTTGAACTTCAACGTCTCACGCTTCAACTCAGCACCATTGGCGGAACCCTGCACGTCAGGCGAAAGAATATCCAACGGAATGCCAGCTGCGGAAGCCAACTGCTTCACATCAGCCATGATGTTGTTCTGCAAAGAACCGGTATCAGTGGTCTGAGACTCCCAAATATCAACACCATCAGGAAGCTTCCACAACGCCGCAGGGCCAACCGCGAACGTGGATGCCAAATCAATAGGATCACCAGCCTGCTTGTCGCCGTCGATGACTTCATGATCCTCTTCGGTGTACGTGGTTGGAACGGTGCCCTTGATGGCACGCTGTCGGAATGCTTGCATCATCGTGATGCACAAACGGTCGAACGTTTCACGGTCGATACGTTTCAGCATCGGCAGATACGGCTCGAACAATCCCTGCCCGTCAACCGTGCTCAAACGTACGATAGGAAGCGAATCGCATCCCTCCGCATAAGAGAAATCAGATGCTTGTGAATCCTCAGCCCACTCCCAATCGCTACCAGGCTCCCAAGCTTTCGCATCAGACGCGAACTTAGCAACCGACGAAACATCGTTAGGATCAACAACGGAACGATCATGTTCACGTTGTGCCGTCTTGGAATACACTTTCGTCGTGGTCTTGCTGTCATCAACAACAAGACGATACAATCGAATGACTTCCTTGTTCTCGCGGTCCAGATACGTGTATTGGATAGCAGCAGTCTCACCAACATCCATCCAGCATTCCCAAGGGCTGAGAGGCGTGATGAATCTCCCACGTCCAGCATTGGAAACCAAGCCAAACGAGCATCCGTAATCGCCTTTGTCTGGCAGCATATTGCGACGAAGAATAAAATTCAGGCCGCATTGTTTCGCCATCCTATCGGCATCAGTATCCTTCAACGAGGAATCCTCGACCTTACGGAAACCATTAGGCTGCTGGCGGTCGGTCACGCTCTCACTGATACGACGGGCGAGATTCACAACACCCAACTGGCGCATCAGCTTGTACACTGGGGCAGCGTTCGGATCAGTGCCTTGAGGCACACTGTTCGCATCCACCATCTCCCTGCCATCCTTGAACAGTTTCAATTCGGCAAGATACGGCAGACGAGCGCCCCACTCCCGCGCCAGATTGGTAATGACGTAAGCATCATCGTCATCATCGGAAGCGTTCTTAATCATCAACGAGTCAGACACTCGAAATCACCACCTAGTAGATTCTCATCGGAGCGGAACGGCGTTTAACCTCAGCCAACTCCAAATACTTTCCACGAGCCGTATAAGCCAACAGGCCAGCCATGCACGCATCAATCTTGTCCGGCGAATTAGGAGACTCCTTATAAATCGCATACCCAGTACGGGTCTCACGCCTACGCGCATTACGGAAATGATTCACCAACCGCGGATCAGCAAGCAACGCGATATCATCCTTGACCGGTTTGCTTTTCTTATCCGGCTCCGTATACGGGTAACGGAACGCTGTATGCGCGTTATCCAACGCGACCTGCATGTCCTTATACCAGTTGTTAGTCCAGAACTTGATCTTGTCGCCGCTCTTACGCGGACCGACCTTCAACTTCTTCCCGTAATCCTTCTCCCAACCGCCAATCATCTGCTCGAAATACGCGACATCAGCGAAGAAGCCGACCACATTGTAGTTGTCCATCATCCAACGGGCCATGCCGTCGAACGCATCACGGTTCACACGCCAAGTGGCCTTCTCAGGCCCATCAGGAGCGGACTCCAACTTGATAAGGAACAACATGCCATCGGACACGCGGCAACCCACAAGTGCCGTCGAATCATCCGACACGGAACCATCGAACCCCAACGTAATAGGCTCACGTTTCGTCACGAACCGTTGCCACGCGCCATCCAAACGAATCGAATTGAACGCGGTGTGCATTTCATCCCGATACAGCATGTGGGATTGAATGTCGGACTCCGTAAGCCAAGCATCATGCACGCTCGACAAAGTGTTGAAATAGTAGCGCATCGAATCCGCAGGGTCTGAATCAGGCTGGTAAATCTGATCCATCTGACCATTCAGGTCAATCCACCCATCCTTCGACGGGCCAAGCTCACCATCCCAATACGTGTGCCCCTCGTGGTCAACACCATCAGCATTCAACACGGTCATACGACCATCCGGCAATATCAGATGATCCTTACCGTCCGAACTCTTCGCACTCGCACCATACGCGATCTGCAAGGCGCGGAGAACCTTCTTCTCGTCAGCGAAATCATCCAAGTCGATGTTCGCGTACACATGGTCGAAGTAGATGCCGCTACGATGCTTGATTTTGCCCGAAGCGGTATCCCACGCATACTTGTACGATGTTTCAGCGATGGACTCTTCGCCAGGCTTGTACATGGTGGACGTTTCAAGAATCCACGGGTCTGCATCACCTTTACGTTTGCCGAGGTTACGTTGAACGGTCTTGTACATGTTGCGAAGCTTGTTCGTGTTGTACAAGTGGGTTTCATCACAAGCGGCGAACGTTTCCAAACCGCCATCCTTGGACGCGGCACCACTCGTGGTGGGAACAATCTCCCCACCCTCCGGCAAGCCGATACGGGTACGACCAACATCAAGGCCGACACCCTTCAACTGGCTTAAAGGGCCTTGATCGCAGTTGTAGTAAATCGAATCGAAAATGTTACCAGTCTGGCCTTCGGCGGTAGCCAAGCAGAGAATCTGCGGCATCTGCACCATACGTCCAACAGGCTCACCCTTCGCATACGGGTAGACCTCGCCCAGAAACTCGTAAGTCTCCCCTTCTTCCGCCCAATGGTCGAACCTGCAAGGAGCCAAACCCTCGAACGCGCAAATGCCAGCGGCCTTACCGGACTTGTTCTTACCCTTCGCACGCGAATAAAACACACGATTGAACCGGCGGGTACCCCACTCGGTCAACGCATAAGCGTGAAGCATGAACACGTACTCGTCCATGTCGAACGCCTCAGGCAAGCCAACACCGCCACCACGACCAACACGGAAGAAAGTCTCAATCCACCAAACCGCGAACATTCCCATCGAACGAGTCAAATCCTCGCCATGCAATTCGGGAATGCGCGTATGCATCAGGCACCACCATCAATGACACGCAAACCCAATGCGGAAGCACGCTGCCTGTTCCGTTGAACGTTACGAGCACCCTCAGTATCGCCCTCATACGCGGAAGCCTTCATATCGTCAGGCTGCGGAGCATCGAACTTCAACCTCACACGAGCTTCGGGTGTAATGCCCAACGTGGCCTCACGCTGACGAATCTCGGAAGCCAACATCCAACGGCCCTTAGTCTTCGGACGCCAGAAATCATCCTTCAACAACGCCAAATCCTGAACCGCGTACCAGTCGGCCTCAACACCCATACGCTGAGCCAACGGACTGACACGAAGCGACTCATACCACTTCTTCGTCCGTTCAAGCCACTCCTGCCCATCAGGGCGAACAGCAGGAAACTCCAAACCCATCGGACTATCAGGCGCACGAAGAATCGGATTCTTCGACTTCTGCGCACCACGACCATTACCAGCCACAGCCAGCCTCACAATCCGCCCGTTTCAGGCAATACGCGAAGCTAGGACGTTCCACCCTCGCAACGCTTGTGAACCAGCAGACGATTCGCCAAAGTCGCACTATGCGACTTCTCCAACGGAACCTTCCACACGAAAGCGGCACCATCGGCACCACTCGAACCAACATCAACCAGCTCATGGCATTTCGCGCACAAGCCGCCACACTTCTCAACCACCTGAGAATCAGTAAAAGACTCAACAACAAGCTCGGACTCAAGCTCGGACACGTCAACCGGACGCACGTACATAGTCGTTTCAGGCTTCACCGGCAACGACTTATCATCATCACGAGCACGCTTATACGCCACACGGCAACGCCCAGAACAAAACAACTGGTCGGAACGCTTCGGATCAAACCACGTATGGCATTGAGGACACATGCGCTGACGCAACGGCTTCAGCGGAGACCCCGAATAACGGTCACGGTCGTAATGCGAACGACACAATCCCTTCGCACACACCGGATTAGCGCAACCGGCAACCGCGCACATGAACTCATTCACTTGAAAGCCGGGTGAGAATACCAACGCTTCTCCCTCCGACTCCTACCCTTCGCACGACGAACCTCAGCAGACTCACCCTCGGTCTTCCGCTGATGATGCCAACGACACAACACCCACAAATTCTCAGGACGATCATCATCATGGACGGGATTACGAACCTTATGGTCAACCTCATTCCCATACCGTCCGCACAGGCGAACATTCCCGTAATCATCCTTGACCGGCCACTGGCACCTATGCCCATCCCGTTCAAGAATCATCGCACGGACACGCGGCCAACCAGGATTGAACCGTTCATCACGATGGGAACTAGACCACGCCACAATGCCTCCACAAAAACAGGGTTGGCCGGTGCTGAGCAGGAAAACACGCCAAAGGGGAAACATCCCAGCAGGAAAAGTTCTCAGATCAACCAACCCAAGTGCTCCGGGAGGGATTCGAACCCTCACACCCTACAGGTAGCGCATTTTGAGTGCGCCGCGTCTACCATTCCGCCACCAAAGCAAAAGAACAAGCGTCCCACACTCCACCCACAACAGGACCATGGGACGCTCGTTCAACCCCCAGAGAGCCATAAGGAACCAATGGCATCATCACAATGGCTTTTTACCGCCAGCCACGGCGCGCGGATGCTGAGGGAGTCGAACCCCCGAACCGTTCCCGGTCGCCACCTTAGCAAGGTGGTGCAATAAGCCACTCTGCCAAGCATCCAAAATGCAAGAGCCGCCGCAGCGACTCAGGAGACTGTTCCCGCAGACTAGGCGGGTCAGCTAAAACTAGAGCCGCCACAAGACGACTCCGAAGACCTTTCCCACAGCCTGTGGGTAGGCTGAGCACAGCATGTTGGACTCGAACCAACATCGACGGTTTTGGAGACCGTAATGCTACCGGTTGCACCAATGCCATATACCCGACTTAGTTAACGTCCAAGTCGGAAAGACGTTCGGCATGGTGGAATGGGCTTTACCACCAACGGCAAGGAACGTGAAACATCTATGCACCCGTTTGGCCGTGCCTCCCCTTCGGTCATCAACCACCTGATTAAGGCAGGGAGCCTCTTATCCCCCACATGTTCCAGCGGAGATATTCGAGCAATGCCATCGATCTCATAGGCAGCTACCCCATGAAACCTAGAGCAAACCCCGGGAATCGAACCCGGCAACCAAAAGGCTGTGCCAACAGGATTGCAGACCAGCCCAAAATAATAGGTACGAGTCCATGTAAGCCACGTCCGGGATAGACTGGTCGGATTCCACTGCTGACTGCATCACACCTAGGATACTCACGCTACGCGCAATGAGTGATAGCAGCCAGATATCGATGCGGACCCGAGCTGCGCTCTACCACCATCAACATCAATCCAAGGAACATTATACACAATATGTAGGGTGCAGAAACGGTTGCAACCACTAAATATGTGAAGACTTCGTAAGTAACGGGTAATCCAAAAATGTTCCAGCGAGCATTCAGCGTCAGCACTAGAGAGCCAGCGGCCCGGCTTTTTGACTCGGGGGGCACTCCCCTACGGGGGTGTTTGTTGCATGGTGCAACGTTGGAACGTTTGTGCGATTGTGTTTTGGCGTGTCGTGTGGTATCGCGCGGGCACGTTCCCTTGTATGCGATCGTGGCCGTGCATGTCGTGGCCACGTCGTGCCCGTCCGTCATGTCGTGGCCGTGGCCGTCGTGCCGTGGCCGTGGCGTCCCTGGGTGTGGCCGTGGCCGTGGCGTCCGTCGCGTCCTGGACGCGGCCGTGCCGTGGCTGTGGTGTCGTGATTTGTTTCGCCGTCGCGCGTCTGCGACACGCCGATGAATGCTAGTGTTTGCAATGGTTTTGGCGTGGTCTATGTTGACTCGATTTGCCTTACGTTTGTAAGGCGTGTATAGTGAGAGCCATCAAGCAAACGACAACGAAGAGAAAGGAAAGACACAGCAGCGGATACGCAGACCGGGACGGCAACCCGGAAGCCCCGAAGAATCGGCGGCATGGATGTTTGACAACTGAAGAGTGGACGCGGCAGAGACGCGGCGGAATGCGACTAGGTATGATGCACCCTCACATCATGCAAGGCCGAACCGTCGTCGAGTCGCTAACGTGGCGCGGTGTCCGGCATGGAATTGTCCCGCGCTGTCTGAGTGGTCTACAATGGCCTCTAATCCAAGTTAGGAGTAGGGCCATGGGATTAAAAGAATTGAGACTGAAGCGCGGGTTGACGCAGCGTGAGCTAGCCGAAAAGGTTGGCATGTCAGGCGGCAATATCGCGGCTATCGAGTGCGGTAGGCGCTCTGAAGCTAACTTAACCTTAGCCACTGCAATAAAGCTGTGTGACGCACTTAAGGTGCGTAATCCGCGTAAGTTACTTGATTCTGATTCTGAAACTTCTGCGGATTGAATGTAATCCGCTAGGGCTAGACGTGTCTTTATGGCGTGGCTAGCTCACGAATGAGTAGAGCCGGATAGCTGCAACTATCCGGCTCAATTGCTCAAAATTAATTTATCCGATTTAACTAGAGCCCTCTCATTTTAGCAAGGGGGCTGGAATGGAGTGTCAAAATGTATACCGTTGATGAGACCTACAAGAATATCGAAGCCGAGTTCAAGCCCCGCAGCAAGTGGGACCAGGGCGTGAAGGATACCGCACTGGCATTGCTTGATTCGCTCGACATGCCCGAAACGGTTCTTCCCGACCACTTCGGACCGCGTCGCGCGCTGTTGCTGAACGGCGCGGACAATTGGCGGGAATACAGTTACGGCGGGTGCGCTCTCGTGTACAACGTGGATATCGCCGCCAGGTTCTTCACCCCGTCCGAAATGCGCCGGTACATGGCAGACGGGCATGATGCAAGCATGGCGTTCCGTGGCGAGCCTCTGCTTGACTTGCAGGCGCGTGCCCTCAGCCAGGCGGAGCGTGTTATCAGCCGGTACGCGCGGGAACACTGAGGGGCAAGTCATGTGTGAGAAGTGCCCCATCGATCAACGTTACCCGTACTACGGTTTTCCTGTGACGCCCGATTCCCGCAAGCTGCGGGATGAGGCCGAGCGTTACCGTGAGATCGCTATCCGCTGTTTCGTTGCCGAGAGCGATTGTGCCGACGTGAAGCGGGCGGATGCGCTGTGGCGTGAGATGTGCCGTGCCAGTGATGAGGCGCGGTTTCTGTGCAGCAATGCGCGTCGTTTGGAGATGGAAGAAGCCCTACAGTGTCGGGCTATCGAATATCCCAATTGTCCTAACCGCAAGCGTATGCGCTGACTTATTCCAGGCTTTCGGGCGTGAGCCTATCAATCACGCCCGTTCTTGCCCTGTCGGGCGCTATCAATCCTTTTTACACAATCGAGGTGTTTTAAAAATGCGTAAGAAGATTACTCTGCTTGTTGCCGTCCTGTTTGGCCTGTTGGCTTTCGGCGTGGCCTGTTCCCCGGCGTTGAGTGACCAGCCTGTTGCCGATCCGCATGGCACGCCTGAACAGCAGTGGACGTGGTGGCTTGAAACGTATGCCACGAAGGATTACAGCCAAGCCGACCTAGCGAGCTACCGTGAGTTGTCCAACATTCCGCAGTGCGGCATGGAGGACGGCAGCACTTCGGACGGCTACGAGCGTATCTGCGAGTGGCGTGGAAGCGTTGACGGCAATCAATCCGGCACGTCATACGTTTTGGTTGACGGTAGCAAGGTTTTGGAATGGTGAAACCGCTCAGGGCCGTGCGGTAAACGGCCCATCAAATAATCAAGTTTTCATACAAGGGAGTTTTAAAATGTCGAACAAGGTTAACGGTCTGTGGGCCGTCAATTCCAGCAGTGTCTTCATGTTTTTCGATTCCGTCAATAGCCCGAGCGTGTGGCGTTTCGAGATGAAGGATGGCGTTGAATCATGGCGTATGATTCCGGGCGTGAAGAATGCTCAGGCGGTGCGTGGTGTAGCTGCCGCGTATCGTGCTGACGGTGGCACGTGGCTTGACCCTAACGGGGCTGATTACGCTCAGGCCGTGAGTGAGATCGGTGACGTGCCGTTGATCGTGGAACGTGGCGATTGCATGGTTTCCTCTGATTGTGGGGATTATACGGCGCATGGCGTGAGCCTGTCGGACGCCGACCGTGAGCATGGTTGGGAATTGTCTTATGAGCATGGCGGCATGGTTGTGTCACGTGACATTTCATTCCTCACCCCGGCCGAGTGTGACCATCCTGAGATGTGCGAGACTTACGATGATTTGCCGGTTGTCGCCCCTGAACCGCAGTCGGTTGAGCCTGAACCGGATACGGTTGAGATTCCTGAAGTGCCGCCGATTCCGTCCAAGGATACGCCGAAGGTGATTGCGCAGCATGGCGTCAAAGCGCGCGTGGTCACGATTCCAGGTGGCAAGTCGGTCAAGGAGTTGGCTGACGTGTTTGGTGGATATGTGCATAAGCCGCGTGGCTTCCGTGATTCCAAGGGCCGTCGCGTCGCATATGTCGCGTTCGACGGTAAGAGTGGCGTGGTTGCGTACCGTGACTATTACCAGCGTGGCAGTGACCAAACGTTGGAAGAGTCCGTGGCCGCGTACCTCTCTCAGCATGAGATTGTCGAGGTGGCCTGAAATGTCACGTGTCGTCATCACAGCACAGCAGGTCAAGGCCGCTTTGGATGCTACCGGCTATTCGTCCATCGACTCGAATATTCAAACCGTGTTGAGGGAAATCGGCAAGCGTCCCGCATTGTTGACCGCGTATCTCAGCACGGTTATCAACGCCGCTGCCGACAATCTGCCTGATCCGCGTCATATGGATTGCCTGTTCTGAAAAGTTTGGCCGGACGGTACTAGGAATATCGTCCGGCCATTGCAAACAGTAATTAACTCAACCAAACCATTTGCAAGGAGATTCTATCATGTCCCGTCATTATTACGCTGTTTATTGGCCTTACGGTGTCAACACTTTCAATTTCGACCATGAGCCGATTGGTACTGTTGTCCCATTCGATACGACTAAAGCGCGTGACGCTTACGTTGCTGCTGACCGGTTCGACGGTAATTTTCATAAGAGCGTGCCGGATTATCGATTGATGCGCAAGATGATGCTTGGTGCGCTGAGAGAGTTCCGTTCGTTGGATTCCAAGGGCTACGACGGCTGGCGTGTGGATGGCGTCTTCTATGAGTCTCTTGGTGATGCGTACAAGGCGATGTTCGATGCTGATGCGCAGTTGCGTTATGAACTGTTCGGTGACGTTGATTCGAGGGAGGCGTGAGTGTCATGGAAACGTTGAAATTGTGGGCTGATTTTCATGTTGGTCAGCAAATGTATGCATATGACCATTTTGATGTGGTCGAGCGTAAGCGTTATTGGCGTCCCGTGTCGAAAACGTATCTTGTGTGCGCGTGGCTGCGTGACTTGATTCGTGGGATGCGTGATGCGCGCTTGTGTGGATTCCAGGGTTGGCTGTACTGCGTTGTCAAGGATGGCGGGTTCACCACTCAGGAGTTCATGGGTCTTAATGACGAAATCGAGGTGTTGTGATGATTGACGTGAATATGCTGCCGCGTGAGCTTACCGGCTATGTGGGTCATGTCTGCGGCCTGTGGTTCGGCAGTTATTTTATTGATTTTGAGCCTGTGTTCGTCCATTCCACGGCGGGCATCATCGGTGAACTGTACGAATACCTGGTGGATACGGTTCAGGACAATTCGATGAATGGCGGCTTGGATTATGAGGATGCGGAAGAGTACGCGAAGTTGGCGGCTACCGTTCCGTGGTCTATGGAAGAGATTGACCGCGTGGCGGAACAGTCTTTCCGCTACGTGTCTGACCGAACGTTGCAGGTGGCTTACGCCTTGTGTGTCCTCACTTTTGATGCGATGTTCCCGCAGAAAATCGAGGTTGTCAAACCGGACGTGCGGGAGACGTTGTTGAGCGTGGCGTTCCCGCATGATTGGCAGCGCCGCATGGCGGAGTCTGACCATGATCGCGTGAGCGTCTATCGCATGGGTTTGGAATGCGTGACGAAAGCGTATGACAAGGTTTTCGACCGTCTTGGGGAGGCTGACTGACATGACGCGCAGTAGGAACAGACGGCTTCGCCTCATCCCATCGCACCTTCCGCTGATCCGCGACAAACTCGCGGAATACGAGCGGGTCGCATTAAAGGAGGAGATGGCTGCGCACTCGCAATACGAGCGGAGCATGGAAGCGGCTTGGAATTTCGCTGATAATCTCGCCGTCGCGCAGCTTTGGTGGATCAGCCGGGACATGACGGCGCTGGCGGAAGATACCGTCCGGGCAGGTGATTTCCCGAAATCGGAAGCGCCGGCGCAAAGCGGGCTTATCTTCTTCGACGGGGATGTCCAAATGGTCAGATTCCCCGTGACCGACGACGCGACGGGAAGGAAGGTCGGAGACGCCCATGTGTCGGCGCTCTTCTGGCAATGCGACGGCAACGGCGATATCGAATTGATGGGATTCACGGACCATCCATGCGCTCTGAAGGAATGCGACGCGAAATCATTCTCACTGCCGGTCATCAGATTCGCCAACGGCATTTTCAATGAGCATGTCGGCGGTTTCCGATGGTTCGGCGATCTGCTGCGCGCGGTGTGGGCGTTGAGCGCGGAACCGCATATCTGCGAGGCGAAACCGGCGAAACCCGATATGGCGCATCCGCTGCCACAGCGTTTCGACCCGGAAATCCGCAAGGTCAAGATGCTGGTGCTGCGTGAGAATCTGCATCGTCCGGGCGGAAGCGCCGATGATGACGAGCGGGTGCGACGTGAATATTCGCATCGTTTCATCGTGCGCGGCTTCTGGAGGGATCAGGCGTATGGGCCGAATCATTCGCTGAGGCGCAGGCAGTGGATACCGCCATTCGTCAAAGGTCCAGCCGATAAGCCCTTGATCTGCAAGGATACGGTGCGCATATGGAGACGTTGAGCGACATGATCGCCGGTTTTCTCGCCGGCCTGACGCCGGGCACAAGGGCGGGGTATCGGAGCGTCGTATCGCGATGGCTCCGCTGGTGTGCGGATAACGGCATCGACATGCTGCGGGCGAAGCGCACCCATATCGAGGTGTTCGCCGCCTATGACGGCGGCATGCGGCCAGCGGCGAAAAACACGGTGTGCAGGAATCTGAGCGTCGTTTGCTGCCTCTACCGCTATCTCTGCGAGGAGGGGTATATCGACTGCAATCCTGGCGAGCATGTGCGTAGGCCGAAACTGTACGGTCATTCGGATGGCACGTACCTCACCCGCGAGCAGGCTAGGCTTTTTCTGACCGAAGCACGCGGTATGGGTGCGCGGACGGATGCCCTGTGCAGTCTGCTGCTGTTGACCGGTGCGAGGGTCGGTGAGGCGCTTGGGTTGGATGTCGAAGACTGTCATCTGAATGACGGGCGTCCGTGGGTGCGGTTCGACCGCAAGGGCGACTGGTCTCAGCGTGTGGCCATTCCCTCCGATGCGGCCGAAGCTCTCGCACGACTCATTGGCGAACGTAGGCGTGGTGCGGTGTTCCGTGAGGATTCCGGCGCGCGTCTGCGGCAGCAGACCGCCGTGGGCATCGTATCGTCCGTGGCATTGCGCGTGGGCGTGCCGGATATTTCGCCGCATTCATTGCGGCGAACGTTCTGCACGCTCTCCCGTGACGCTGGCGTGCCGGACAGGGACATCATGGCCGCAGGCGGGTGGAACAGTCCGCAGATGCTCGACTATTACGACATGTCCCGTCGCGGGCTGAATGGCAAAGCTGGCGACGGATTGCAGGATTATCTGGGCAAGGAGGATTGATTTCCACAACACGCCCGACTTGAAATGTTACCTTTGGTAACATATATTGTAGTTAGCAACAAACGGGAAGCATCAAGGCATCCCCACAATCACAAGGAGATTGAAATGATTACCATTCGTATCGAAAAAACCAGAGGCCACAAGTGGAATGAGACTGGCACATTCGCACTGGAGTTCCCGAAGTCGGAATTACGAAAGCGCGTCTATGATTGCCAGCTCGACAAGGACGGCGAAACCGAAGACGCATGGCTTTGCATCCCGTCCGAACGGCTCCGTGCCAAGTATGAGCGGCTCGTCGCTGACGAGGAGTCCACGCAATCCGATTACGACAAGCTGTACGAAGAGCTTTCGGCTTACTCAGACACGTTGACCACCGAGCAGCTCATGGACTGGTTCATCGACCTGAACGATCCTGAAACCATCAGCGGATGGACCGAGCGCATCGAAGCCCACAACGCCTACATCGACGTGATGGAGCCGAACAATGCGGTGCTCAGGAACCCGCTTGACGTGGATTCGACGTTCCATATCCGCATCTACGATTACTTCATCGATTTCCATGAGGATAGGGAGATTGTGGACGACTTGGAGTTCACCCCGTCCGACGTGGAGGCGGATGATTGGACGGAGGACATCAAACGGTGTCTTGAGGAAAACGGGTGGCGTCTTGACTCCAAGATCGGAACGGATTCCGATGATTCCGATTTGCTGGTGTTCGATTGCGTCAAGGCGTGACGTATTCCGCTGAAAATCGTTGTTCTGCCGGTTCCAGCGTGTTTTTCATGCTGGAACCGACGTTTTCCGTGTTTTCATGATTGTCTGGAGGTTTGATGACGTTTGGATCGAAGGCCGCTTTTCGCGCGGCACGGGAACGCTGCG